TATTGTCAACTGTTTTTTTCTTACCAATATTGTATTTTGTAATGATATTCCACTCGGACTTCTCTTTGTATGGAATAATCTTGATTTGAGATACAGGTACGACTAACTTGGACTTCTCTTTATCGACAATATCCAATAATCCCCATTGCTGCAAAAGTACCGCAATCGTATTTCTACGCGCAATATCATTTTCACTAAGATTGGTAGGTCTGCCGTCTAGGGCAAATAGTTCCTTGAAGGATACTATATAGTATTTTGACTGCTTATGGAGAATATGGCAAGATTGAAACAAGGTTTTTTCATGTTTAGACGCAATACCAACTCTAGTCAAAGTTTCCGCAATTTTCAGAAAGTCATCTTTTTGGTTGAATTTGACTTCCAACATATCTTCTACTGTCCACATTTTAATAAGACTCCATTATTTATAGTACATACCTGGTAGCATATACTATTTAGTTTTTGTGATTCCTCCCTTATCTAGAGTCTTTCTCATAACCGCAATATCGCTTTCATTATACAGACTTACTAGCGATCTTGCCTTTTTCATCGATAATCCTGTATATTCGGCAATAATAGCAACATCATCCTCTTTGGTCTTCTTTTCCCAAGGAACAAAGGGACGATACTTCTTTCTCACCGAATGATACAGAAAATCGTATTGAATCTTTTTTGGTAG